CCCGCCGATCTGCACTCGGCCCGGATCCAGCTTCGTGGATGCCTGCCCCTGCACGTTGCCGAAGTCGGCTTGCGGCTGCTGCTGCGCCCGCGCGGCGGCATACGCCTGCGCCAAGCGCCGGGCATCCTCCACGTTGCCGGCAGCATCGGCAGCGCGCAACGCCGCTTCTAGCTGCTTCAGGTCGGCCATTACTTCACCCCGTATTTCGAGAGGAGGTCATCGACGCCGCCAGATTGCGGCGCAGACGGAGCCGATTCGCCGGCGGCGCCGATCTTTCCGGCAGCACGTTGCAATGTTTCGCGGATGGTTTTCAGGTTGGCGACAATGGCGTCGTGCGACTGTGCCGTTTCGAGGTTGGCGATCGAGTTTTGCAGGATGCGGCCTTCCTGATTCGACAACGCGCCGAACCCAGATGCCCCCGTGGCGGACAACGCCTTGAGCTTGCTAAGGGTCGCCAGCAGCACCTGATTCTTGATCGTTTCCAGCGCGTTCGTCGCGTCGCGGGTTTTCGTGTGCGGGATCATCCCCACAAGATCGCCCGTATAGGTGCCGAGGTTGTTGAATCCTTCGCTTTTGGTCAGCGAGTCGATGCCACTGATGGCCTGATTCACACTGTCCAGTGCATCGCTCCGCGCAGCCGCAATCTTCTGGGCCTTCATGTCGTCAGTCGGCTTGGGCGCGTTAGCCCGTGCGGCAGCCTGCTGCGCAAGTGCAAGGCGCGCGGCGTCGCGGGCGTCTGCGTTCAACTGAAGCTGCGTCGGCGGCGCCTGCGGCTTCTCCGGCAAGCCGGCAACCGGAACCGCTCTGGACGCGGGTGGCGGCCCGTCCTGCACAACCGGAGCGCCCTGCGTCACTCCACCTTGCGCGAAGGCGTCCGGGTTCGCCGCGATCTGTGCGCGAATCTCGGGCGGGAGGCTTGGGTCGATGTTGACCGGACCCTGAGGCGTCTGCACGAACCCGCTAGGCGACTGCGGGGCTTGCGCTTGCGGTGCGACGCCACCGCGATAGCCGGGGTTGGACACCCACACGCCGCGCGATGGGTCAAAGATGTAGGGCTGAGTGACCGCCGCACGCGGGTCAAGTCCGAGGTGAACGCGGCGTGCCTGCATGATCTCATCCGGCGACATGCCTTGCGTCATTGCGGCAAAGGTCTGCACTTCGGATGGGGCGCCAGCACCGCCGGTCAACGCTTGCGCGATCTTGCCGATGTTCTCGTCCATCGCCGGGTTGTATTCCATCGGCACCGGAATGCCGATGCCCTGCGCGTGCTGCGCTAGTCGGACATAGGCTTGCGGCTTCTGATCCGACGGCAATGCGGAGAAAATGGCCGCTTCCCGCCCCAGCGCAGCATTCGCGTTGTCGTCCATCTTGTAGAGGCCGTCGCTCGCGGTATTGGCGGCCTCCGGATCAAGCGCGGCCATCTGCCCGATGTAACTCTGCCGCTGGTCGGGGTTCGCAATGGCTTGCTGGTACAGACTGCCGAGCGTGCGGCGCTTTTTGACCTGTCCGCCAGCTTGCGCGAGGCTCAGGCCGTCCATCAGCCCTTGGTAAATGTCCACCATCGTCAGCCTCCCCAGTTCCAGCCGCTTTGCTTGCCGTAGGTGTACATATTCCCCAGTCCTTGCGCCAGGCCGGCCCAGTTCTGGCCCTGCTGCTGGTAGCTGGATGCGCGGGCGGCACCTGCGCTTTGGTAGGCGTTGCTGATGTTGTTCGCCGCCTGCATCCCGAACTGGCCGAGGTTCTGCGCCGCGCTCTGCCCCGTTCCGGACAGGCCGGCGAGCTTGCCGTAATAGCCGTTGTAGTTTTGCAGCGCGAGGCCGTTGTAAAGCTCCGCGAGATCGCCTTGATGGCCGCCGCTACCCAACGCGCCATGCGCGGCTGCGCTGCGGTCGGCATTCCTGGTCATCTGATCCAGCGCATAGGCGTAATCGGGCGAGTTGTAGAACCCCGACCAGTCGCCGTTAAGCGCGGCCTGTTGTTGGCCCAGCGCCCACCCGCCCGCCTGAAGCCACGGCATCTGATCCTGCCGCGCAAGGTCGTATTCCCGACGCTGCTCTGCAATCGACTGATCGCTCGCCTTCTGCGACGCTTTCGACGACTTGTTAGCCGCGTTGTTGCTTGCCACTGCGCCGATGACTGCACCGGCTACCGCACCCCACGGCACGGTTAGACCCTCCCTTCAAGGTAAGGGCGACGAGCGCCGCTTACGATTCTGGAGACGGTGGACTGCGCGATGCCGAAGTGATCGGCAAGTGCGTACTGAGTCCATTCCTTGGACTTTGCCATGCGCTTGATCTCCATAGCCTTGGCGGCCGTCAGTTTCTTGCTAGCCCGATCCTTCGCCACCTTGTCTGCGATGTTTTCGGCATTCGTGCCGAGGAACAGGTGGTCGGCGTTCACGCACTTGCGGTTGTCGCACTTGTGCAAAACGTGGGCACCATCGGGGATTGCCCCGTTCGCCACGATCCATGCAACCCGGTGCGCCTTCTCCGTCTTTCCTTCGAGATTGAGGCAGCCATAGCCCTTCCAGTGCATGGCGCCTTGCCATTCCATGCAGCCGGACGCATTGGCAATCGACCGATCACGTAGATGTTTAATGCAATCGGCAGCCGTGTTAGGCATCCTTGCCTCTCCTTATCCGTACCGTTTCAAAAGTTCGGCCAGCACGTCCATGTCAGCCGTTCGTGATTTCGTCTCGACCCGCATATCCAGCAGCAGGCGGTGCCGTTGTGCGTCGAAGGGCACATGCGGCAGCAGGAAGCCCCACAGCTCGCGCGCCTTGTCCTCGTCCCACAGGTCGGCGAAGTGCCACCTGCGGCCCTGTACGGCCCTCAGGGCGCGTTCCAGCGGCGCTACGTCGTCCGGCAAGCCGATGGCCCGCAGGGACGCTGCGCATTCGTCAGGATCGCGCTCGATGACCGCCACCGGGCAATCCAGCGCACCCACCCAGCGCGGGAACAGGTAGCTGCCGGTGCAGCTAATCCCCAGCCGCTTGCCCCCCGCCTCCCAATGCTCGGGCATCGACGCCGCAAAGGGGTCGTGCAGGCACAGGGACTTGTCCGTTGTCAGCCAATTCGCCAGCCATGCCGTGCCCGAGCGAGGCAGGCCGAATACGGCGAAGTCGATCATTTGCAGCAGACAATGAGCGTGATGCGTTCGCGGGTGGATTCGTTCCGAACCCCATGCGTGACGGAGTTGTCGAACTCGTACACGTCGCCGTCCACCGGCCGCAATTCCTCGGCCTTGTCGCCGTCACGGAACCAAAAGACCTGATCCGCATCGCCGCGGATCTGCACGCCGAACTTGCGGTAGTGCTCCGCGTGCCAGCCGCGATCCACATGCGCCTTGACTTCGCCGCCCGGGGGAATGCGGGTAATGAGCACCCCGCCAAGGGTGGATGCCCCGACCATGCGCTTGACCTTGCGAGCCAGCGACCAGGCAGCCGGAATATCGGCCACCACCGGATACCACTCGCTAACGTGTTCTCCGTGGAAGGCCGCCCAATCGTCAGTGAGGTTGCGCAGGGCGTTGTAGCGCACCCAAATGTCCGAAACGCCCCCGTGCGGCGTGCCGTAGCGATCCGTGCGGCCCTTGTAGGTGTCCCATGCCTCGGGATGCGCGTCAATCTGCTTCTGCGCTTCCCGAACGTCCAGCGCGCCGATCTGCTCGATCACTCCGCATCACCGACGTATAGATAGCCCGAGGCGGCCGGATAGGCGGCAAGGGTCACGGTGCTGTAGCCCGGCGCGGTGATGTTGTCGCTGCTCGGTGATGTGGACATGTCGAACCGTACCGTCCACGTCCCCGATGAGCCATCGGTCGAAGTGATGATCTCGCCGCCAGATCCGCCATACGCCGAGATGTGGTGATAACCGTTGTTCATCACGAACGTTTGGCCGACCGTGTTCGTGGTCGGGACGCCGCCGTCGAAGGTCGCCCCATCGTCCGTGGACGTGTAGAGCGTCGTTGCATTGGTCGCGTAGGTGTTACCAGCGAGGCGGGAAATGCCAAGGATGTTCGCGATGCTTGCGGCAGTTAGCACGACCGTGAAGGTGATGAAATCGCTGGTGCGCAGCACGCGACCCTGATCCGTGCCGAGCAGCCAGTACGTGCCCGCCTGCCGCACGCAGACCACTTGCTCCGGGGTCGGGGCGCTGCGGAACGTGATGCCGGTATCGACGTTGGAATAAGCCGAGCCGTCGAACTTGGTCAGCGAGATATGCGTTGCGGGGTTCGCTTGCGCAATGTAGATATACCCACCCACCACCCACGCGCCGTTGCTCTTGAATGGATAGTCCGCCGGGGCGGTGATGGACGTGAACGCGAAGCTGTCGCCTGTGGCCTTCGCGGCATAGGACGAGCCGCCGAACTGCCCGAAGGCGTACCAGTCCCCATTGTATTTGACCAGTCCGTTTACGATAAACGCCAGATTGGTCTGCGTGTTGTGCCATGTGTAGCCGCGATCCGGCGCATACGACACGCCGCCGCCGTAGGCGTGGCCCACGGCGATAATGTCGCCGTCGATGAAGACGCAGTTGCAGTTCTGCGATACCGGCATCGTTTCTTCGCGCCAGTCGAAGATGCTGGGGTTGGTCACGGTGCAGGTGTCGTCCACCGTCGCGGTATTGCCCAGCGAATCGGTGCCCGTTACCGTCCACGAGTAGGTGCCCGTGGTGGTGAAAGCGCCCGTGACCGCGCCGTCGGGGTTCAACGTCAGGCCGGCGGGGAACGTGCCCGTGGTGACGGCATAGGTGACCGCGCCGACGCCGAATGCGCTGGTGTAAGCGGTCGTTACCGTGTCGNCGATCACCCCGTCTGGCACATCGCCGAAGATGGCAAGGTGACGGATCGGGGACGGCGCCTTGTCGCCAGGTGTGGATTCCTTGCCCGTGTCCGCAGTCACGCGCAGCGCGTTCACCACGACCGGGTTGCCATCCGAATGCAGCACGCCGGACTTGATCGACCGGGGCGCGATGTCCTCGGCCTCGAACACATAGCCCCACTGGAGACGATGAATCTGGCCGTCGCGGCTGTCGCCGCCGTACCAGTAGCCGTTCGACTTCACCAGCGTATTCAAGCGCCAGCGGTCAAGGCCGTAGGACTCGCGGCGATGCCACCGCTGCGAGGTCACGTCATAGCCCCACGTCTGCCCGTCGGGGAAGGTGATGTAATAGACGACGTGCCCGGCGTCCTCGAAGGTGAAGGCAAACGCCCTCTCCCACCTAAGATTGCTCCAGCTCGCTTCCTGCGCCTGCGTGGACACAGGAACCGGCGTGTAGCCGTTGAGCCGATAGACCTTGCCGTCGTCGCCGAGGAAGAAGACCGAGTTATCCAGCCGGCAAATGGTCTGGCCAGAGGCGCAACCACGCTCGATGACCGAGCCACCGCTCAACTGGAATGCAGTTCCGGCGGCATTGCCAACCGGCGCATTTTCCCACGGCTCGATGCTGCGCTCGCCGAACACCAGCACTTGGTTGTGCGAGGCGAGGATGCCGGTAATGCGATCGGGCGAGGTTTCGGCCTGATAGCGGTCGAGGCTGTTGTAGGACAGCGCGTCGTTCAGCTCGGAGTGATACCAGAACCGGCGCGTCTGATCGACGCCGACGATGTACTGCCCGAGGAAGTCGCAGTAGGCGAAGCCCGGGAAGGCATCGTCGCTGATTTGCGTCAGGGTTTCGGTCGCGGTGTTCCAGACATAGCCCGACACCCGGTTACCGATAACAAGCTGGTTGCCGCCGTCGATCTGGTTGTGCGTCATGCACACCCGGCCGGTGCCGGGGATCGTCCCCAGCGGCGTTGCGGAGCCGTCGAGGTCGATGCGATAGAGCTGCGTACCCGAAACCGTGTAGAGCGTGCCTTCCACGTCGCGGGTGCCGCGATGCGGGCCGGAACCGCAGCCTGCGAAGGTCTGCAAGCCCGGGGCGGTGTGGTACTTCACCCGCGACCGCGCGCCCTGTAGGGCGGCATAGGTCGGCAGGTAGTTCACCACGTCCTGCTGCGTCCACGGCCGCGAGGGATCGGCGTAGCTGCCGTCAGGAAGCGGGAAGTCGCGCCAGACGCCTTCGCCATTGGTCTGCAACGCGCAGGCAAGGATGTCGGTCACGAACGGCGAGGTATCGCGGAACTCCCAAACCCGGTGACGCGTGCGGCCCAGGCGGCGCGCGACCAGCGGCTTGAGGAACGCGCCGGTATCGCCCTTGTCGAGATCGCGCCACGGGCCGTAATTGGCCGCGCCATCGTCCGAATAGCGCAGTTGGAACAGCGTGTCGGTCATTCGCCGGTCACGATGTTAAAGCAGTTGGCGTACATCGGCACGTCGTAGGTGACGGTGCCGGGCTGGAAGTAACGCAGGCGAAGGCGGTTCATCGCCGCTTCCGCCGCAACGCCGAACTCCGCAGACAGCGGGATGCCGTATTCGGGCGCCAGTCGTCCGCCGAGCTGGTAGGCGATGGCGTCGCGGTCGCCCGCGTCCGTGGGGAGTTGGTCGGTCAGGCTTGCGAAGGAAAACACCGGCAGCCCAACGCCAGCGGCATGCCACTCGGCCAGCATCGCGTTCAAGGTGTCCAGCGCGTCCTGCGCATCGACGGACTCCAGTGCCGTGGTGGCATCAACGACGCCGAGGAGCCGCATCGTCCTGCGGATAATGTCGCTTGCGGTGATCGGCATCCGTGCCTCTGAATAGGTGGGCCATCCGTGGCCCGGTATTGCATCCGTGCAAAGAAAAGCGGGGCTGCCGAAACAGCCCCGCCAAGTACCGCACTCAGTTGTTGTGGAACCGCGCGGCAAGCTGCGGACGCAGCGTCTTGT